CCATTGAAAATTTGGAATAAACATGACCGAAAAAATCAAAGACAGATACATGACTTTGAGACTGCCTGCTGATGTAGAAATTGCGCTACGAAGGATGGCCGAGGCCAACACCCGCACGCTCTCGGCGCAGATATTGCATTGCATTAAACTGGAACTGGCACGCCAGTTTGCAAGGGACAAAGCATGAAGCGCCCACGCAAACGGCTAAGGCACTACACCATTCTCGATGAGTTAATGGCCAGCCCCACTGAGCCGCTGCCACTGGAGTACCGCACGCACCAGTTGACGCGCATGTACGAAGGCTTGGCCGCTATGGAGAAAGGTGCAAGCCCCACTACGGACGACTGGCGGGTCGTGTCGGATGCCGTCAATCTAATGGAAACGCTGATTGAGGCCATGAAGGTGTGCGAGGACACTTCCGGCCTGTTGATGGACGCCATCACCGCAATGGCCATGGCAGGCAAGCGAAACCTGGCTGGCGCTGCGATCCGGCTGGACGGTGCAGGCATTCAGGCCGTGAGGGCCATCCTTGAGGACTACGCCGCCCTGCTGGACGTGCTGTCTGCACGCACCATGATTCGATGCCACCGCCTGACCGAGAAACGCCTGCATGACCTGTTGGATGGGAAGCGCAAACCGCACGATGTGGAAATCACTGCGATGTAAGGGTTTGTCCCTATAAAATAAATTGTGTGAGATTGTGAGATGTAGTGTTATGCTAGAGGCTTACCAACAACCAAACCAGCAAGGAGCTGACATGAAAAACTCACACACCCAAACCCCCCGCAACTACGCAGATTGCGAATGGATACAAGGCTATGGCCGCAAGCAGACCATTTGGAGGCGTCTGGCTGGTTATGCCTTGGCTTTTGCAATTGGTGTCGGCATGGCCGCTTTGCTCGTTGCGTGGTGGTCATCATGAGCTGCATGAACACCATGATGATGTCCCAGCGACAAGCCGATGATGACCAGGCTGAACGCCTGGCCGATGCAATTGAGTCGCGTTCAGTTGATCTGATGCGGCACGGTGAGGCTTGCGATCCGCTAGATGGCTTCAATCTATCTGAGGCTTTTGCAGAGGCAAGCACCAACGAAAAGATGGTCATGGCCAAAGTGCTGTCTGAGCGCAAATTTGACCAAGCTGGGATCTTGCTGGACATGATAAGCAGGACGTATTGGGCGAAGATGGCCATTGAGATGGCAGAAAGCGAGCTGTCATGAGCAAAGCGCAACAGGTTTTTGAGGCCGTGATGCGAGGCAAAGGACATGATGACTTCTCAATGAGTGCGACTGGGAAGTACTTGCACCCAGGTTTGCAAGTGCGCTGGCCCATGTTTTTACTCGGCTGGGAGATGAGAGGAGCGATGTTATGAAAGACGTTATTGAGATGGCCCGCGAGGCTGGTTTCACAGAAGGGGAGCTTGCATTCATGGGCGACAACTTCAGACGCTTTGCTGAGCTTGTCCGTGCTGATGAGCGTGAGCGTGCCATGCGTGAAAACGCTTATGTGCAAGCCGAGCGTGAGGCGTGTGCAAAGTTGGCGGCGATTACCGTGTGCGATATTCACATACCGACAGGCGTAAAAATTTATGGCACTGTTGCTGCCAAAGCCATTCGGGACAGGGGGAACACATGAACAACCGAGACTACCGAAATTCGTTGACCCAAAGTTTGGTGGACGAGGTGCTCGAAGTCGTTCACAAGTACGACGAAACAATGATGCTGGCAACAGCATTGGGGTGCCTCGACATTGTTAAGGCGCAGCTTCTGCAAGAACACATAAATGATGAAGATGACTGATTGCAAACACCGCTGGGAGCCGAGCAACTTCGGCATCAAATACCGCACACCCAACTACTACATCTTTGAATGCAAACGATGTGGGAAAAGCATTTTCGCAACATTGAAGGAGCAACAGAAATGAGACTTACCAAAACAATCCGCGAGGCGTTTGTCCGCGCGGCCATGCAGGATGTCCCCAAGCCCGAGGACTTTGAGGCGCAAGCCCGCAAGCTGGTCATCGAGGACTCGATCAGCAAGCTACCCGCCATAATCCAACCGCTGGCCCGCAACAAAGAACTGCGGTTCTGCATCCGTACATCGAGTTACTGGTTTGGCCGTGGCGTGTTCAGCTCCGTCACCGTTTTTGAGCCGCACGGGGTCAACTACCAGCCGTCGCCAGACGTCGCTGCGCAATTGCGTGTGCTGATGGATAAAGCAAACGCCGAATCCGAGATGTTACAGGGTTTGGAGCAAAAGCTGACGGGCGCGGTTAACGCATGCACCACACGCAAGGCGCTGGTCACCATGCTGCCCGAATTTGAAAAGTACCTGCCCGCCGATGAAGCGGCAGCGTGCAAGACATTGCCCGCTATTGCCAACATCGTCGCTGATTTTGCAAAAGCCGGATGGCCGAAAGGTTCAAAATGAAAACGATCAAAGACGAAGCGGCTACGCTCAAGCGAGGCCGCAGGGTTACGGTTGAGCTGTATCCCAACGAGTACCTGCTGGGCATCAAAGACGGCGCGTACTACCAGCTTGGCGGTCAAGTGGAGGACATCGTGGCTGGTCACATCATCATTGACTGCCACCCGGTCTACTGGTGCAGTGTTTCACAAAAATGGGAGTACGCATGAGCAATACAAACACAGGCGGGCCAGCGTTTCCGTCAGGTCTGATTGACCCATCAACACCAGAAGATGCAGTGCAGTCGTTGCACAACGGCATGACCATACGCGACTACTTTGCGGCCAAGGCGTTGCAGGGGCTGATTGCTGGGGACAGAAACTACCCAAAAGAAAAGTTTGCAACGATAGCCTACGCAGTGGCAGATGAAATGCTGAAAGCGAGGGGCGCATGAGCAAAGAAGCATTGAAGCTAGCGCTGTCAAAGATTAAGTCAGCGCGAGACTGCCATCCCAACGCAGTGCAAGAACTTATCTTTGAGGCCGAAGAACTTTTGGAACAAGCCCTTGCAGCACCTGTGCAGGAGCCTGTGGCGTGGGGTAAGCTAACCAATGAAATGGTTCAAGCCGCGACCGATGAATACGATGAATGGGCGGCTGACAACAAAGGAACTACTGAGTGCATACGTGCAATGCTTGTCAAGGCGCTTAAAGCCACCCCACTCGCAGCACCTGTGCATCAAACCTGCAACTGTCGATGGGATGGAGAAGTTCAGGTTCAGCAATGCACTCTGCACCAAGCGCACGTTGACGCCATCCATGAGTGGGCCGAACGCGCAAAAGCTGCGCAAGCAAAATTGGCAGCACAGCCAGCACCTGTGCAGGAGCCTGTTGCTAGAGTTTGTTTTGAGGGCGATGAAGTTATGTGGATTGATGAACCCTTAGAGTCGGGCACACTGCTCTACACCACCCCACCCGCAGCACCCGCACAAGAGTTTGTATGCAGCACAGGGTTGTGCCATTACCGCAAGCCGCAGCAGGAGCCTGTGGCGTGGGCAGACATGGAAGTGCGCAACCGTGATGTTGGACTCTCTTGGACGCCGGGGCAGTTTCATATAGTGCCCCTTTACACCACCCCACCCGCATCACCTGTGCAGGAGCCTGACCACAGCGATGAATTAACCATTGCTTACATGAGTGGAGTCCACCGAGGGAAAGAACTCGCAGCACAGCGGCAATGGGTTGGGCTGTCGGATGAGTGTGTAAAAGAAATCCGTGAGCAGTGCGACAGCATTGTCACGCTACACGCCATAAAAGCCATCGAAGCCAAACTCAAGGAGAAGAACACATGACAGCACTGCAAAGAGAAGCATTACAAATGTGCCTTGAGTACATTGAAAAAAATGCCTATGAAAGGCGTCATGTACGCTGGAAAATTCAAGAAGCTCTTGCAGCACCTGACCTGCAAGTAGAACTTGATGCCACCAACCGTCAGGTGGAAATCCTAAGCGATGCGTTAGCTGAATCGAGGCGGGAGATTGCAGCACTTCAAGAGCTCAACAAATGAAAAAACGTAGTAAGTACCGCCCAAAGCCGCAGTTGCCCGATCCGCTGAACTGGGTCATCTCGGGCATGAAGCCCGTGCTGTCTGCTACCGAGGTCATGAGCAACGTGCGGATCAAGAACCACCTGGCGCTGCGCTGCGCGGTTGAGGGCACGGCCACCCGCACGGACATGGACGTGCTGATCGAGGCGTTCAACGTCACCGAGGCGCTGACGAGGGTTGACGCATCATTGGGTAAGGACTGGTCACGAGAGATCAGGGCCGGGCAGGATGCGCTGCTGTCGATGTGCAAGCGCGGCGTTGCCAAAGGGGACAGGTTCATCTTTACTG